GGCCTCCTACACCGTCAACGTCGCCAAACATGCCACCCTGACGCCGGACACGGTGGACAACATCACCTTTACAGCCCCAGCCTCGTTCATCCTTCTGACCAACCGCACAACATCTGGCGCTTCGATCTACTTCACCTACGGCGACCCAACCAAAGGCGTCACCGACCCGGCCGTCGCAGGCAACGACTCATACCACCTCGGCATCGGTCAAACACTGTCCATCCCAGGAGACGGCTCCGCACCCCTCGTCAAAGCGATTTCCAGCCAGGCCCAGGCATACAGCGTGCAGGTGATCTAATGGACCGTTCCGAACTCCGCACCGCCATCAAAGACCGCCTTGCCATACCCTCGGCAGGCGACGCCCTCATCACCGACGCATTCGTCAACACGTCCATCAATGACGCCCTCAACCGTGTCAGCGCCGAACGAGACTGGTGGTGGCTCGCTGCAACAGCCAGCCTAAACTTCGACTCCACCTATGGGCAGGCACAGCTGCCGTCCGACTTCATGCGGGCCAACCAGCTCATCATCAACTCGGCGCCAGTCCAGCAAATCCCGTTTGAGGATTACATCAACCCGCTATCCGACGACACCAACTACGGCTGGGTCATCTACGGCAACTACGTCAAAATCAACCCGATCCCCTCGGCCACCTTGGCTGGCACGTTCTACTATTTCCGTTCTGAGCCAGCGCTCTCGAGCGACGGAGCCACCCCGATCCTCCCGCCGGTCTACCACTACATCGTCGTCTGCTACGGGGCGTACCTGTGCGCCGCCCGACGCCAAGACGAATCTCGAGCCAGCCTCTACCTACAAGAGTACGGCAACTGGTTACGAACCATGAACGACGACAACCGAGCCACCCTCAAGAAGCGAATCAAGTTCGACCGCCTCTCCGACTACGCCAGCTGGAGCTGACATGGGATCGTTCGCGATCACTTACGACGACTTCTCTGGCGGCCATTACATGGGCGACAAGTCGGCATCATTGCCATCGAACACTTGGTATGGCACTAACGCAGTCCTGAACCCTCAAGGCGAACTAATCCCAGGGTCATGCGGAGTAGTTGCAACATTTGACCCTGGTTCCGGCGCAGGTGCCCCATATTGGGGGGACTCTTTCATTATCAAGGATTATGTCTACACCTACGTTGGTTGGCTTCCCTCTGGAGCAGGGTCGCCAAGCGTAAATGTTGTCCGCACGGATGCACTAGGAAACACTCAAACCTATTCCATTTCGGGCGCCTACGACATCGGCCTAGTAGTGCCTACATACGACGCAACGACAGATGTAGCAAAAATGTATTACCTGCACGACACGGGTTCAAGCAAAGAACTGCGCCTCTACAACTTCTCTACATCAACGTCTTCAGTAATTGCAACCGTAACAGTAGGCGGCTACAACCTCGTCCAATACAAATCGAGGTTCATTGTTTGGTCTTCCAAAACTCTTTACTACAGCAACACAACCCTGTCATCGTTTTCAGCGTCTGATTACTACGAACTCCCGTCAAACATTGTGTCTGTCATCCCAAGGTCAAACGACCTGCTGGTAATCACACAAAATGGCGTTTACAGCATGACGGGCGTTCTGGGATCGTCAATCACAATCCAACTAATTACGCCCGCCAATGAATTAGTCCAAGGGCTTGAATACGCCCAGGCGACAGGTCGCACAATCCTGTTCCCAGGGTTTGATGCAAGGATCTATGCGCTTATAGGCGCAACCACACAAGAAATTGCTCGACTGCCAGTTTCTGCGTACAGCTCCTACGGGCAGTCCGATGACTCAATACTGGACAAGACAGCCTTCGGTGTCATCGAAGGAGGCAACGCACTTCTTGGGTCAATCGACGGCTCAATCTTTGTCCAACACCTGAATAGATACTGGGTCAGGATGGAGTACGCAGTTAGCGACGACGAGGTTGCATTCGCCAAAGTTGCTCGACCCCTGACAAGCCTCTATTTGAATTTTGAAGGGTTGACCAGAGACATCAACAACATCGCAGCTGTTTCACGGGCGGTATTGAATCCATCTACGTCAAGATGGGAGTTGAAGGTCACGGTGGCCAGACACAATGTCACCTACCCTGCACCAGCGGCGCTGGAAACATTTAGCGGTTCCCCTGCCAGCGCATCGGTTCAACTATCCGAGTATTGGCATCAAAAAGCAATGACGGTTAGAGAACTAATTGTGGAAGCCGTCTACGACAAAAACCAAAATTATCCAAACACCTTGACCGGCAACGCTTCGGTATCGGTGCAAACCGCCACAACTGGGGCAATTGACTACAACATGAACCAGACGTCGGCCCTAGTCTCGTCGTCGCAGTCGTATACAACAGCACTAGCCGACATTGACGCCAACGAATCTCGAGCCTTGCATCGCTTCTTTACTAACGACGCCATTCGAGGCTACGGTTTCTACCCAACAATTACCTGGCAGGGCTGTCGCATCCGGCGTGTAATCGCAATCTGCGAGGACTGATATGGCATTCGACTACACGTTCCGTGGCGCCGACATGCCCGAGCTGGACCCCAAAGTCCGTGACCTATTTGAGAACCGGGACCAGGAATTAGAGCTGTTCCTACGCCTCGCCGACCCCACAGGGCGCATCTGCCAATGGCATAGCGGCATCACAGCGCCCGACGGCTGGCTGCTGTGCAACGGTGCCAGCGTTTCCGTTGACACCTACAACGGCCTGTTCAAAGTCATTGGTTACACTTACGGCGGGTCCGGGGCCAACTTCACCTTGCCCACAGTCGCAAACCACATCATTAGGTACTAGGAGGCCAGGCATGACTATTCCCCCGTCATTAGCCCAGCCGACGGTATCTCAAGCGCCGTTCGAGGAAACCGACCCGAACGCCATCAACAAGACAATCTTGGACGCCAAAGGCGACCTTGTTGTTGCATCCGCAGCTGACACCCCCGCCAAACTGGCCGTAGGGTCCGACGGGCAAGTGCTGATCGCCGACTCGAGCGCACCCGAAGGTGTTGCCTGGGCTACCGAACCCACCGCCGACATTGTCACCACCAAAGGCGACATGCTGGTTGCTACCGGCCCCGACACCCTCGTCCGGCTGCCCGTTGGCTCCGACAACCAGGTTCTAGTCGCTGACAGCACCCAAACCGAGGGCGTCAAATGGTCATCCGAAACTGACCCGAACTCGATCAACAAAGCAATTATTGACGCGAAGGGCGACCTGATCGTCGGAACCGCCGACGACACCCCAGCCCGACTGCCCGTTGGAATCGACGGCAAAGTTCTCACCGCCAACTCGGCCACTAGCGAAGGCGTCGAATGGGCCACCATCAACGTCACTCTCGGTACTGAAACCACTGGTGACTACGTCCAATCTGTCTCGGGCGGCACCGGCGTCACCGTCACGGGCGGGACAGGCGAAGGATCAACCCCCAGCGTCGCCATCGGCCAGGACGTGGCAACCAGCGCCACCGTCGCCTTTGCGGGCCTCAACGTCGATTCTGGCACCCTCTACGTCGACTCCACCAACAACCGGGTCGGAATCAACAACGTCACCCCCACCGTTCCCCTTGAGGTGACCGGCAACAGCCTTCTCGACGGAGACGTCACGATCACCGGCCTGCTTGCGGCAGGCCACATTCACGGCGAACTGGCAGGCCCGGTCTACCTCCACGTCAAAAACACCTCCGGTGTCACAATCAATGCCGGAGCGCCCGTTTACGCCACAGGCTCAGTCGGAGCCTCCGGCGCTACCGAAGTGTCGGCATCGGACGCTTCTACGGCCGCCACAATGCCGTCTCTCGGAATCCTGTCCACTCAGCTCGCCAACAACGGCGAAGGCCACGCCATCATCGTCGGCGGGGTCGGTGGACTCAACACCCTGGCCTACCCAGTCAACACCGTCCTATACGTCGCCCCAGGTGGCGGGCTGACATCTACCCGCCCAAGCTCGTCAACGGACGCCATCCAAGCCATCGGCCGAGTCATCCGTTCCGACAACAACACCGGCGAAATCCTGGTCCAAAACGCCGGACGCACCCACGACGTCCCCAACGCCATCAGCATCCCAGGCGACATCACCAGCACAGCCGGTGTTTTCTACGGCAACGGCTCCGGCCTGACCGCCCTAAACGCCTCAAACCTCTCGAGCGGCACCGTCCCATCAGCACAGATCGGCAACGACAGCATCGCCCTCGGCACAAAGACGACCGGCGACTACGTCCAGACCGTCACTGGCGGTACGGGTGTCACAGTTACTGGAGGCACTGGGGAAGGTTCCACACCAACCGTCGCTATCGGGCAAGCGGTTGGCGCCACCGACAGCCCGACATTCGCCGAAATCACAACAACCAGCACGGCGTTCCTTGCTGCAGCTACCGTCACCAACGCATTGTCGGCGAACAGCCTGTCAGCGACCACCTCAATTACGGGCGCCACCCTCACCGTTGACGGCATCGAGATCGACCCGACTGGCGCAACCAGCAACCAGGTGCTGGCCTACAACGGCACCAAGTTTGTTCCTGTGACACCGACGGGCGGTGGGGACATCACAGCTGTGACTGCTGGAAACGGTTTGACTGGTGGCGGTACGTCTGGTGATGTGACGTTGGACTTTGATACGTCCTACTCGCCAACCTTCTCAGGTCTGACCGTTGATACGGGGTCAAATCCACAAGTCATCATCAAAAGCAACGACAGTACCGACCCGTATTTGTATTTCGGTGACCAGGTGGACAATGTTCAGGTTGGTATCGGCCTGGACGTTTCTGAGAACAGGCTGCACTTTCGAGGCTACAACAACTCAACTCGCATGGTCATCGACTCGTCTGGCAATGTGGGCATCAACAACTTGACACCTAGTTATCGGTTGGATGTGAACGGCAAAGCCCATCTCACAGATGACCTAGAGATTGACAACACCATTCCGACGGTCATTCTGAGAGACACCAACGGCACGTTAGGCTCAAATGTTGGCGGATACATCCTCTACCAGGATTCGGCTTCTGCAACTCAGGGAATCGTTGGGTTCGCAGGTGATGACAAGTTGTATGTCAGAAACTATGACGGCCCTATCTACTTCCGAACTGAACAGAACGACTCAATCTTCTTCCAGCCCAACCTTACCCTCACCGCTGTTGTTGGCACATACGGTCTGCGAATGTACCAAGACGGAAGCGTAACTGTCCCGTCTATTTCGTTCACGAGCGACACCAACACAGGCATCTATCGTTTCGGCGCAGACTCGCTTGGCATCACTTCTGGTGGTGTGAACGCAATTCTCACATCATCAGCGGGCACAATCTCCACAGCATTAGCATCGACAGCGACCACATCGGGCTACCAATACGTCCTGCGAGATAACACATTTGGGTTTCTCTATCGCTACACATCGAAGGGTGCGCTCAAGGAGAACATCACCGATCTTGGTGATACTGGTGCGATCATCGACGCATTGCGTCCCGTGTCATTTACGGCAAAGTTCGTGCCACAGTTCGAGGGTCACGAGGACACGCCGGAAGCGCAAGCGTTCCGTGAAGCCGACACACAGATCGGTTTCATCGCTGAAGAAGTTGCCCAAGTAGACCCACGACTTGCCCAATGGGAAGCAGAGGGTGATGAACTTGTGCCTGCCGGTTGGCGATGGGAACACATGGTTTCCGTTCTCGTCAAAGAAGTTCAGTCATTGCGGGCAAGAGTTGAAGCACTAGAAGCACAGCAAATGACATGACATATCCCCACCCTGTGGGTAACCTGTCTGCGTGACTGCACACAAGGAGGGAAACGTGAAGAAGGGGTTGCTTGACGAAATCATGGAGCACAATCGCGGTCGAGCTGGCACCGTGTGTGGCGTCCAGAAGCTCTACGCCAGCCTGCCCAAAGACGACGCAGAAGCCCTGCGGCAAGCCATCGCCGACCCAATGGTCAAAGGGGCCGCCATCTCCAAGGCGCTGAAAGCCAGGGGCTACCCCGTCGCCGACGGGGTCGTCACCCGCCACCGTCGAGGGGAGTGCGTCTGTGAGTCTTGAGGACGACATCCGGCAAGCCAACGAAACCAGCGACTCCGACAAGCTGCGGGCCATGCTCCTACAGGCCCGACGCCAACGCAACCAGGCTGACCAAACCGTCGCTCAACTGCTTTCCCAGAACGCCGAGCTGGAGAAAGCGCTCGAGATAGTTGACTCGGCTGACTCAGCCCAGCTCGCCCCACCCAAATGGCTTGTCGCCCCACCGTCCGGCCGGAAAAAGCACGCCACCCTGGTGCTTCTCCTGTCCGACACGCACTTCGATGAGGTAGTCGATCCGGTCGAGGTAGGCGGCCTAAACGCCTACAACCGGGTGATCGCCGAACAGCGCCTGCGCCTATGGGTGGACAACGCCGTCAAGATGGCCCGTCACTACCTGGCCGGAGTTACCTTCGACGGGGTGGTCATCATGCTGGGAGGCGACATCTTCTCCGGCGATATCCACGAAGAACTGAAAGACACCAACGAGGCCGTCATCCTTGACAGCCTGCTCCACTGGTCCGAACAGGTGGCCGCAGCTCTTGGCTGTTTCGCCGACGAGTTCGGCAAGGTTCACGTCCCTGTCGTCGTCGGCAACCACGGCCGCCAGTCCCGCAAACCCCGGATGAAACAGCGAGCCAAAACGAACTACGACTGGCTGCTCGGCAAGATGATCGAACGCCATTACCAGGCTGACAAACGGTTCACCTTCCAGGTGTCCGAGAACGCCGACACCCTGGTGCCGATCTACGGCCACGGGCACCTCCTAACCCACGGCGACCAAGTCCGAGGCGGCGGTGGTATCGGCGGCATCTGGCCCCCGATCATGCGGATGCGAGCCAGAAAAGCCCAGCGTGCGATGGAAATTGGCCAGCCGTTTGAGACGCTGTGGATGGGCCATTGGCACCAATACATCTCAACCCCCTATTTGGTGATAAATGGCAGTTTGAAGGGAGCCGATGAATACTCCTGGCTCAACAACTTCGGTTACGAGGTGCCCCAACAAGCTCTCGCTATTGTGACGCCTGAGCACAACATCACGGTGCAAGCCCCGGTGTTCTGCCAGGACCGAAAGCGTGAAAAATGGTAGTGTGGTGATTGTGGATGAAAGCGAAACAAAAGAAGAACGAAAAAGGCGACTAGGTCGAGAAGCAACGCAACGCTGGCGCGAAAAAAACCGAGATCGGCAGCGCGCCTACCAGCGTGAATACCGCAAAACAATCGACTTCCCGCAATGTCCCATTTGTGGAAACAAAATGGGGAAAGCAACTGCCAAGCGCTGCATTTCGTGCTCAAGGGGAGAAAACCACCCAGCGTGGAAAGGGGGCAAATGGACTAATGCCAGTGGCTATGTTGTGGTTGTGGCAAGACCAAATGAACCAGGCCAAACCAAAGACGGCTACATATTGGAACATCGTCGCGCAATGCAAGACCACCTTGGGCGAGCGCTCCATCCGGGTGAAACGGTTCACCACATCAACGGAATTCGCGATGACAACCGTTTGGAAAACCTTGAGCTATGGGTTTGTCGTCAACCGGGCGGTCAGCGCGTTGAGCAGCTTGTTGAATGGGCCAAGGAAATCCTTGCGACCTACGAACAGGAATGCAAGGAGAAATGGTGAATGTCGACCGGCATGCCGTAGAAGCCCAAGAAATTGTCCCGGCCCTGGTGTCAGACATGTACCCGGACATTGTGCCGATGCA